TACGATTAGGGTCTCAAAAAACAGAAGGTAGTTTCTTTTGGGATAATACTAATCCAAGTGTAAAATTAAAATTAGGATAAAGGGATATATTGAAAACACAACTATTATGCACGTTTGCACATAAAAGAGATTTGGAGTTGGTAGCAGATTATGTGTCAAAATCATATATTATCTCAGAAAAGAGATTGTTTGTGTTTGAAGATGCAGATAATAAAGTAGATTTATACGTTACATATAATGTAGAACCGGATGATTATGGTAAAACACCGAATACCATAATGATACATAGAAAAAAAGAAACTAACACATTATACACGGTAAATGCATTAAATGCAATTATTAGAAAAACAAATAACGGTGTATTAGATAAAAAGTTTATCATTAATTGGCCAGTGTATGAAAATTCGTTAATGTTAAATGATGGTAATGACGTGCGGCATATACATTTAAATTTATACAAAAGAATTGATTTATAATTAGGATAATTAAAAAATATTCATTATATTTATATTAAATAAAGAGAGTAAGTTATGGCAGATGTATTTACGTCAGATTTCAAAGCATTTAATACCGGTGATATAATCACAGAATCTCAAGCATTAGAAAAATGGGATACGTGGTTTGGATATCCATATGGTCTAGCTGAAACATTTGTAATGAAAACAACAGTTTCAGATACAAATGAATTTTTACAAGCATTTAAAATACCATGGCGCGTCACTGCAGTGAATGTAGTATCTGGTGTACGACAATGGACTATAGCTTAACAAATAACAAATAACAAATAAATTTAAACTTTTTTTATAAAACCTTTGGTAGAGTGAAATAAGTTTCTTATATTAACAAATAATAAATAACCATTAATAATTAAAAAGGAAAAAAATGGCAATTAATTTAGACGCGATTAAGGCAAAACTTAATCAATTACAAACGACAGGCGCTCGCCGAGACAATCTATGGAAACCAGAACCTGGTAAACAAGTAGTAAGAATTGTACCTTATCAACATGATAGAGACAATCCGTTCCAAGAACTTTATTTTCATTACAATTTAGGTAAGAAAAATTATCTATCTCCGGTAACTCATGGTAAGCCAGATCCTGTAGTAGAATTTTGCGAAAAGCTTAAAGCATCCGGTAATTCAGATGAATGGAAGTTAGGTAAGCAGATGGAACCTAAAATGAGAACATATGTTCCGGTAATTGTAAGAGGTAAAGAGTCTGAAGGCGTTAAAATGTGGGGCTTTGGTAAGACAGTATATCAAGAATTATTAGGATTTATTACTGATCCAGATTATGGTGATATTACCGATCCAACCGGTGGCCGAGATATTGTAGTCGAGTTTACTCCTGCAGAAGGCCCAGGTCAATACCCTAAAACATCAATCCGTGTTAAGCCTAATGTAACAGCTATGACAGAAGATCGTAATGTTGCAGAACGAGTTGCTAAAGAGCAACCAGATCTGGCCGTAATCTTTAAAGAGCCATCATATGATGACCTTAAAGCTGCATTGGAAGCGTATCTGAATCCTGAAGGGGAAACAGAGACTGCTACAGAAACAGTTACAAAACAAACAACTCCAGAGCCAGTACCAGCTGGTGTGAATAAAGTAGATGATGTATCTGCCGCATTCGATGAGTTGTTTAATGACTAAAAGGTTATAAATGGCAAAATCAAAAACGAAAAGCGAGTTGGCAGACACTCTAGCTGTAGAATTAGCTGATAGTCTTAATAAAAAGTTTAAGAATACAGGATATCAAACTGCATTTTTCTTAGACGGTGATACAAAAGCTCCTAGTGAAGTACGTGGATGGGTAGGTAGTGGATCATCAATGCTTGATCTTGCAATTTCAAATCGCAGAGAAGGCGGCTTTCCAGTTGGTAGAATATCTGAAATTACAGGTTTAGAAGCCTCCGGAAAATCGTTACTAGCAGCCCATGCATTAGCAAATTGTCAAAAAGATGGCGGCTTAGCCGTTTATATTGATACTGAGAATGCAATCTCTCGAGAGTTTTTAGAAGCAATTGGACTTGATCTTGAAAAGATGTTATATGTTCCATTAGAAACTATCGAAGATATATTCGAAGCAATTGAAAGTATAGTTGTAAAAATACGTGAATCAAATAAAGATCGTTTAGTTACAATTGTAGTGGATTCTGTAATGGGCGCTTCTACGAAAATTGAAATGGCAAAGGAATTTGATAAAGATGGCTATGCAACTAGTAAAGCTATCATTTTATCAAAAGGTATGCGAAAGCTTACTAATATGATAGGCCGTGAAAAGATTTGTTTAATATTTACAAATCAATTAAGGACTAGATTAGGAGTAGCATTTGGTGATCCTTATACTACCTCTGGTGGTAAAGCTATTCCATTCCATGCCTCGGTACGGTTACGATTAAAATCAGTTGGTCAAATCAAAGTTAAGAAAGATGGAGTCGATCAGGCTATCGGAATCAAGACTAGATGCCAAGTGGTTAAAAACAGAATGGGGCCGCCATTAAAAACTGTTGATTATGATATCTATTTTGAATCAGGTATTGATAATTACGGTGGATGGCTAAACATTATGAAGCAGTTTAAGTTAGTAGCAACTGCAGGTGCATGGTATACATTTACTAGGGCAGATGGTTCTGAAGTTAAATTCTTATCAAAAGATTTTGAAAAGAAACTAGAAGAATTAGATGGTCTTAAAGATGAGATATATACTCAAATCTGTGAAGCATATATACTTAAATATAAGCCAGGCGAGGACATTGGAATAGATGATGTTACGATATCAGAAGAATTTGTTAACGAAGAAAGCTAATGAATTCTAAATATCTTAACATACTACGAGAAGTGGAAAAGGAGCATGAGCAAGGAACGGGGTCAAGTAAAGACAGCCATCTTTTAATCATTGACGGACTGAATACATTCATTAGAGTGTTTTCAGCCGTTCCGGCTCTAAATGATGATGGGCAACATATTGGAGGGGTAACAGGCTTTTTACGGTCCGTTGCTGCCAATATCCGTCAGTTAAAACCTACTAGATGTGTAATTGTATTTGACGGTAAAGGTGGTTCAAAGCGTCGTAAGGCAATTTATCCAAATTACAAAGCCAATCGTGCAAATAAAACAGCATTTAATAGATATCAAGAATTTGCTTCATTAGAAGATGAACAAGATAGCATGCGCCGTCAGTTTGGAAGATTGGCTCAATATCTTAATTGTTTACCAATTACAACATTATCAGTTGATAACGTTGAAGCAGATGATATAATGGCATATATTGCTAACGAGTTATATACAGACAAAGAAAATAGAGCAACTATTGTATCTACGGATAGAGATTTTTTACAATTGGTAAATGATCGTATTTCAGTATGGAGTCCTATAAAAAAGAAGTTATATACTCCAAGTCTAATGAAAGAAGAATTTGGATTTAGTCCCGAAAATTACTTGTTGTACAGAACGTTTATTGGTGATAAATCGGATAATATTCCTGGTATAAAAGGTGTAGGAACAAAAAGTTTGATTAAACATTTTCCTATAATATGTGAAGATAGAGAGATAACGGTCGATGAAATAGTTGAATATGCGGATAATGTTGATAAGAAATATAAAGTCCATGAAACCGTGTTACAGAATAAAGAAACATTGCAACTAAATTATGACCTTATGCAATTAAAAGAAGTTAATATACACGGTGGCGCAAAAATGTTAACTCTGGATAAAGTTAAAGGTAAAGTTGATCGCACAAATACATATGAGTTCAAAAAAATGTTCATGGCAGATAAAATGTATACAGTGATAAAAGATTTAGATTCTTGGTTACATACTTCATTTAATGTATTAAATGCTTACACTTCTCTTTGATTATTGAAAAAAATTTATTATAATTAAGTATGACAGATAGATTAAGTTCATACGGATATGCATTTCAGATAAAAGTTATAACTGCTTTATTAACTGATAAAAGCTTCTTACAGCAAATATCAGATATTATGGTTCCAAAATATTTTGAATCAGAGGCTAATAACTGGATAGTTGACATAATCCTTGAATACAATAAAGAATATAAATCATCACCTACATTAGAAGTAATGAAAGTGAAGATGGAAGACCTGGATCACGATGTTCTAAAAACTCAGGTAATAGAACATCTTAAGGATGCATGGCGATATACAGATGCTCCAGATTTAGAATTTATTAAAGAGCAAGCATTAGATTTCTGTAAAAATCAGGAAATTAAAAAAGCGATTTTATCTTCCGTAGAGTTACTCAAACATGGTAAATATGAAGAAATTAAGGCGGCAGTTGATGACGCGTTAAAATCCGGAGGAGATAAGGATATAGGCCATGAATATATGACTAATATTGATGAGCGATATAGCGAATCAGTACGACATGTACAAGAAACTCCATGGGAAGTGATAAACGAGTTAACAGATGGCGGATTAGGTAAAGGTGAGCTTGGAGTTATGGTAGCACCAGCAGGTATTGGTAAATCTTGGGCATTAATGAATATCGGAGCTAATGCAGTTAAGAAAGGAAAGACCGTATTACATTATACGTTAGAGTTAAATGAAGCATATGTAGGTTTACGGTATGACTCTGTTATAACAGGGATAGCTCAACAGAACCTAAAACATTATATGGATGAAGTAAAAGAACAATTAACTAAAATTAACGGTGAATTGATTATTAAACACTATCCTACAAAATCTGTATCTGTAATGGGTATACGATCTCATATTGAAAAATGTATAATGCAAGATAAGAAGCCAGATGTAGTAATTGTCGATTATGCAGATCTCTTAAGAGGCCATGGCCAAGAAAAGCGTCATGAATTAGAAGGTATATATGAAGATTTGAGAGGTATGGCTGGAGAATATGAAATACCAGTATGGACAGCATCTCAAGCAAATAGATCAGCATTAGAAGAAGATGTTATCGATGCGAGTAAAGTTTCTGAATCATATGGTAAGGTTATGGTTGCAGATTTCATATTATCATTATCTAGAAAAGTACAAGATAAATTAGCAGGTACAGGTCGTTGGCATGTCATTAAAAATCGATTTGGACCAGATGGTATTACATTGCCAAGTAAAATGAATACATCAAATGGTCAATTTGATATTTATACAGATACATCAATACAAGGTAAGGATACTCAAAAGCAAATGGATAATGGTAATGAATTAGCTAGGCAAATGTTAGCTAGAAAATACCAAGAAACTCAAAATACCGGTTTTGAATAAAAATTGAAAAAAAGTAATCAAAAGCTGGTCTGCGAATGCAGCAACCGGTATATTTATAACAGTAAACATAGAATAAGTAGTCCTTAAAAGACTACATTTTTACACTAAGCTAAATAATTTTAAGGAAAATAATGGAAATAT